GGTGCTTACTACAATGTTGATAGTGGTAAATATGGGGCAACTGTTGACGGTAACCATGATACTTATGTTGATCACACATGGCTTATAACTACAAAAGAAGATAACATGTACTTTGATTTAACTCATGTTACTTCTGCAGCAGTCCGTAGAAATTATAATGGTTTTCATAATACTATTAAAGGGGCGTGTATCTATGCAATTCCATAGGGGTCACAAAGAGGGGGGGGGAGGGTACTAGGTGTGTCACCGTCGTCGGCTTCGAACTCCATATAATACGAATCGGGAAATGTATAGTAGTTACGAAATTATTAAAAAAAATAACCTCTTATTATAAATGAACCTGAACGATGCAGTATCACACTGTAAAAAAGTTGAAATGATGGGTAGGACATATGAATCTATCGTATGGAAACATATTACAGAAGAAGAATATAACAAATTATCAGAAGATGATAAATCTTCGTATACACTTAACGAGAGTTCTTATGAGGGTTCTGGTCCAAAATATACTTTAAAACAACTATTACGCTCAGATGGAATTATCACATACCACAATTTATTATCTACCACAGATTATGATCAATTGGACGAAAAACTTAAACCGAATTATAAATTAGCCACTAAATTATATGTTCATGTTCCAGTTCCATTAGAAGAGATTGAGTCCATATACTCTATCTACATAAACGAAACGAAGCCCCTCAAGGAACTCCGTACCAAGCGGAACAAACTTCTCACCGAATGTGATTGGGTAACCCTCAAAGCGTATTCTACACAAAAAGTCGTACCCAAGGTATGGCGTGATTACATGCAAGCCCTAAGGGATCTTCCCACGGAGACCGAAGACCCCACGAACCCCGTTTGGCCCGTAGCCCCAACTTCGTAAACAAATTTCCTCCAAAGTGCAACCCACTTTGCAAGAAAAAACCTTTGTACATATTAAATGTCCACGAACGGCATACTAGATTTTCAGAACACGAATAAGATTATATTCCGTGGTTCTGATTCGAACGTGGTCATTGATACGTCTAACGTAAGTTTGGGCATTGGTATTCAGGGAACTGAAACACCAGGGTCAAATCTTCATGTCGTTGGAGATGCATACATTTCTTCTAATCTCAAATTAACCACTGATACCTCGATTCTTGTAAACTCCAACGTGGTCGCCGACTTCACCGGACCCCATGGGAGGGATGGAGCTGCGGTGTTGAAAAAGTATCCGGAGATTGCTTTTGACGGAGAAATAGGTAATTTTGTGTCAATCCCTGATAAAGGTGATCATAATCAAACATCAAATACTTATATAATTGGAGGACATAAAGTAGTCGCGAGTAGCGAATATACTCACAGTTCTAGTAGAATGTCGGCATGGAAATTGTTTGATTCTGGATTAACAGAGGGTCAATATAGTGGTTGGGGACTCGTGGAGACATTTAATGCTTATAATGCCGCTAACCCCGGTGAATACCCATCATCTGGTACCGCTCGTCTAGCAACAACCGATGTTGATGGCAACTCTATTGAAACTGGTGGATGGATATATATTAAACTTCCCAATAAAATTAAACTTAAAAGTTATGCTTTAAAACCATGGGGTATAGCCAATAGATATGGTGTAGGAGATTACCCCAAGGAATTTTATATTTATGCATCCAATGATGGAACAAACTGGAAATTGATAAATTCACAACCGGATGCACAAACACCCTCCATTCTTGGTTCGACTGCTAGTAGCCAAGAAACTATATCATATGATGTCAGCCAAACGGGATTAGGATACTATTCTTATTACGCAATGACCATCAGAAGAATTAATAGCGTAGCTGTACAAGCAGTTCAAAGTGATACAACACCTCTTTATATGATAATTGGTGACTGGAAACTCTACGGCTACGAGGAGGACCCACCCCTAGGCGACACCTCCGTAGACACCACCTTCACGTCCATCATGAACACCCCCCAAACCACCGGGGCCAATGTCTATGTGGATGCAAAATTGTCCTCTGACTTTACCAATCAGGTTACAGGTCCTACACCCGTCGGAACTGTAGCGGTCCATGACAATACCAACAAGTATTGGGAAATGAATGGTCAACTTACCTCCAATGTGACCCTAGAGGCCAATACATTCTTGGAAGGTGACCAACCCCACGCGGTCTCTGTGTGGTTCAATTCCTCGAACCTTGAAGCGAATGTTTCCAATACGTGCGTTTTTTCTGTTTCGGATCAGGAACACCTCAATTCCCAAAACTTGGACCTCCAATCGAACACATGGCATAACCTGACCTACGCGTACCAAGGTGAAGGTGGCTCCCGAGTAACCTACCTCGATGGACGTAAGGTGGCCGAAGACCAAGCCGAAGATACCTTCGGGGAGTACCCACCGTTCGCGATGACGGGGTACTCACAGGGTGGGTATGTGGTGAGTGCGAGTAGTGAACTTGGGTCTGCATATCTAGCCCACGAAGCATTTAATGGTACTTTCACAGATAACGGAGATGCGTGGCTTAGTGTACAACAAGCATCCGGGGCTCATAATTACAGTGGTGGTAGTGGAGCTTACGTAGGAACTGCAAATTTAGGTTCGGATTCGGGCGGACCCGCATTTGCTACTGCGGATAAGGGTGAATGGTTAAAATTGGAAATGCCGTATAAATTCGTGTTGGATTACATTACCATATGTGGAAGCACTGACCTTACTGTAAACCCCAAAAATTGGAAAATATATGGTTCTAATGATGACAAAAATTGGGACGTTTTACTTTCGAAGACAAATACCGTTACGGTTGCTTATAACGCTACCAGTGGCAAGGAACATACTGTTGGTGCTACCAAAGCATATAAATATTTCGCTTTAGTAGTAACTGCAACCAATGGTTTCATATACTATACTCAAGTGGCTGAATTAGAATACTATGGCCACCGCGAGAACGACCTGGTCCGCCTTCCCGATCCCACGAATGTCTTGAAGTATCCGCACATAAATTCCGGTATCAGTACAGCATCTGCTGTATCATATCCCGCAGTATCAGGTATTAATAGTCTATTTGGTGTACATTCTATTAGGGGATACGTATTCAAAGCAAGTAGTTCTATTGCATCCTACCCCGTATCGTCCGCGTTTAACGGTGATACAAGTTCTATTACGGGTAGTAGATGGGCATCTGGTGCTAGTACATACGGTACCGGTGGAGTCTATCCAAATTCAGGATTAGCGGCAAACCGGATTCGAACATTAAGTTCGGATCTTGGTGGACCAGCTGAAGGTGCTACGGGTGGTACTGTAAAGGGTGAATGGTTATATATCGAAATGCCACATAAAGTTAAAGCGACATCCATGAAAATTGTATCACATCAATATGTGGGTGAACAACCTAAAAATATTATTATATATGGTTCTAATGATTTAATTGCGGGTTGGACTATAGTTGATAATACATATGTATCTATATCTATGGCGGTACCACTTAACGCGACTGGAAAAACCTGGACAGTTTCAACTGCATCAAATCCCGTGGCGTATAAATATTTCGCACTTGTAACCACTAAAACCGACTACACGGGTGGCGTGTATGGTTTAGTTGTTATAAATGATTGGTCACTCTTCGGCACAGGTGTTGACTCCATCCCCATCCAGATCGGTGGTGGGAACATCGATAAGGTGGCCAACTTTAGGGTGTACGACAAGTTTGTGGGGGAGGACCAAGCCCTCGAGATTTGGGATGCCCAAAAGGATGAATTCGGTCGGGCGAAATCCTCGATGACTTTACAGAAAGGTCGGCTCGGGATAGGCACGACGGAACCTGAAGGAAGGTTGGCGGTCTTGGATGAACCCCACAACTTAGAAGAGTTTCCTCCTAGGGCTATGCAATCTTCTAAAGTTAGTATCAATGCCGAGACTGGTTATTATGATACACACTTTGAAGGGCATGGTACATTTACAGCATATGGTTCCCACCAATACGTACAACCAAATGATGTACGTGTAGCATGGAAATCCTTCTCAAAACAAACTGGTGGTAATTCTACAAGTTTTGGATATATGAATTCTGGAAATCACTATACTTCCGGTGGTACTATATACACTGGTCCGGAATCAAACGGTGGAAAAAGTGGAGACTTTTTAGGATTGAAGTTTCCTTACAAAGTGAAAATAACACATTTTTTCGTGATGTCATATGTGACTTCTACATCATCCCGTGGTCCTAAAGAAGGTTACTTGTTGGGACGTATTAATGGAGGTGAATGGCAACAGGTACACTTCTTTCAAAATAAAATATTTAAAGCCTTGGAATACACAAAATTCGAATTTGAAAATGATACATTTTATGACGAATACATTTTAGTTGTAACAAAAACAACTGGAGCATCCGTTTGGAATGCATCTGAACTCCGCTATTTCGGCACCCGTGAGCAGGGTCAATCCGTCCTCCACGATGGTGAACTGACCCTCACGAAATCGTTAAATGTTCCCCGAATTGGGCCGGCTCTCGACGCGGACGATACACCTAGGCGGGACAGGCTCGTGGTGGAATACAATACCTCGACGAATCCCACCTTTGAGGGGGCTGTGCGGGATACGAGTGGGAGGGGGAATGATGGAGTAGTTGCCGGCGGGGCGTCTTATGATGCGACCGAGAAGGCTTTTGAGTTTGATGGAACGGGGGATTATATTGAAGGTAATGTGAATGGTGCTTCTGGTGCGTACGCACATTCTGTGAGTCTTTGGTATTTTACAAACGAAAATCCTGCAACTCTTACGGAGGACTATATCTATCAATTAGGAAGTGGTGGTACAAACACAAGTCCGTCTATACAAATCAGTTCAGCTACATTATATGTTTCATTTATGAGTAACTATTATGAAATTTTATTGAGTTCAACAGTTATAGCACAGCGATCATATGTTCATCTATCTTATTCATATGATGGTAGTGTAACAACTTCGAGTAGTGTATCTGTTTATATTAATGGTGTAAAAATGTCTATGACTGGACCCTTAGGCACCTCTGCTGGTAGTGCATTAGATTTGACTAGTACAGAAATTCATGTTGGTTCTTCTGCGAGTGGAACGGCACCAGTAAATGGTAAAATCTCCAACTTCAAACTTTACGACACAGTCCTCACCGCCGAAGAGGTCAAGACCCTATACGATATGGGTCGGTGTGATGAGGGTGGCCACGTCGTCAATTTCAGCAAAACTCGGGTCGGGATCGGCTTAGGGGATGGGGAGGCTCCTAGGGGGGTTTTGGATGTGCGGGGGGATCTTTACTTATCAGGTAACATCATACGAAACACATCGAGTGCCAAGTCGGGTGGTACATGGATTCCCACGTACCAATTTGAGGTTCCTGGCTCGACGTTCGTAGAGGACCAACGACATGGTCAGTACCATATCATAAATAATGTATTAACAGCGGTCTACAGGGCGAGAGTGGTCTCTAATTCTGGGGCTGGTACTATACGAATACAGTTACCGGGTGGCATTCAACCAGCTGGCCATGTGACTGCGAATACTATTATTATCGGTTGGTGGGGACGGAATGCAGATTATACTACGTCAAATAAGTATTTTATAAGTAACGTAGGTAGTGGTTACGGCCAACTCTGGCAACCAGGTCAGGTGAATGGCCAGGTACGCCTTGATGGATCTTCATTAGAAGCCAATGCATACTGGACGATATTTTTGTCGTATCCCATAGAATAATTTATATGTTATTGATATATGGGAATCATTTCCGAAAAACAAGTCACTCTCGACAATGGGTTAACCGTCACAACAAATGTATATTCATCATACGGAAGTTCGAGTATAACAATGTGTAAGGGGACTGATCCAGAAGGAAATAATGTATACTCGTTTTCGGGAACATTGACTTCATGGATAAATCATGAAGCGAAACGTAACAGTAAAAACCCAATTTCTACTGTTACAACTTCTCATAGTAGCAACATCTTACCGGAAGAGAATCTATTTAGGTTCATGTATTCGAACTACACGAAAGATATCACATTACCTTACATCAATGACGAACAACCTGACATTATCATCAACGCCCCAATTGAGGAGACCTCGAACACTGAGACAACCACAGAAACAACGGAGACCTCGAACACTGAGACAACCACAGAAACAACGGAGACCTCGAACACTGAGACAACCACAGAAACAACGGAGACCTCGAATGTCGCTTAATCACAAAAAAAATAAAAAAACCAAACTTTACAAACTGAACAGAGTTTCTAAAGTTTGCCG